AAGATTTCCGATGTAGTGCTTATATTGCTGTTGATAATAAAAAAGCCTCGTATTTGTCCGTTATGCTTGGAACTATCCGAGAGAGATCTATTGCTCAAATAGCAAAAATTTCTTCTTTAGGTCGTGTTATACCCCAAACTCGCATAACTGGACAAACTTTCCCTATGTACCTATATGGTGGAGCGCGTACCCAATTTATGATGAATGCTGATAGTTTAGCGGATTTCTACACACAATTAGCACCTAGAGATAGTGAAAAGATGCTAACAACAGCCCAGCAAAGAGATTTCATAGCTGCAGCTAGAACTATGGTAGGTTTTGACCAGGCATTTGGTGAACAATCAGCTACACTTGGCGGAGTTCCTGAATGGGTTCGTCTGTTTGCATTGACTGGTGTAGTTAGTGGCGCAGTAAGAGAACAGTGGCCGCCACTGAAATATAACGATAATGGAAATGTGAGGATGCTTTAATGGGTGTTAAAGAGATACTTAAGAAAATTCTAAACACATTAAATAGGATTGAGAAGGCGTTAAAGAATGACTAACCCGATCGCACCAATTGACAAAGAACAAAACGAGCGCATCGTATGGTGCGAAAGGTTGCTTTATCTGATTGTGCTTTTACAATTTCCACAATTGGCTACTTTACTTTAGATGTTCAAAGTCAACAGAATCGACCCAACCATATTGTGAGATTATAGCGCGCACAACAAAGTTAGGACAATCTTCTCTCCTAGCTAATGCGGCGGCAAGACTTTTTGTTGAAGTGTCTACAACTGCGGGTGCGGCATCAGCTACAATTGCCAACTTTTCTTTTACAGCTCTTTCAATCCATTCCGATCTAGATTGTGACCAGGATAAATCATGATTTAATTTTTGAATCAAACTAGCTGTAAGATTAACAGATATGATTTCTTTTTTTTCTGCTGATGGTTTTCTAGGTCTACCTACTTTCTTCATCTAATCCACTCCTGGACAATCATCCTTGAATAATAGCCGTTAGTACGGCCACATAATTGACACATTGGCTTTGATGCCATGCATTTGATAACTATATTGTAGCATCTTTGACACTGGTATTGCTTCCATTGTTGAATCATACTTTCACATCCTGCCAAATATCAGAGGTATTGACTTCTTCATGAGTTAATTCCGAACGCTTTACTAGCACAAGTTTGTATGTATTTGTCCAGGATAATTCGCAATCCATACAAACATGATGAACATCAATTTGATTATTGTAATGATCTAAATCATAAGAAACCATATCAGTATTTGTATGTCTACAATCATTGACAACGCATATCTTGCATTTGCCGTTGTCTAATTCATATTCTTCCCAATTGTCAGAGCCACACCATTCGCATGAAACAAAATCAGTCATTTAATCCACCCCTTATCAATTGCATCTGCTACCTGTCCGCTTGCTCTGTATGCGTCAAATAGTTTAACAATTACTTTTTCTACAGGTGTACCGTTAAACTTTGTATACTTTAATCTGATTAGGTCTATTATATCGGCTAATTTATCGTCAATCTCTTCCCAAAACTGCATTGATTCGCTGTCCATAGTTAGTCCACGGAGTTCTAGTATATTAATTAGATTAATAAAAATATTATTGAGGTCGCAAAACACATGACTAAGCATGATTTTCAATCATTTTACCGTCATTTCGACATGCCCGTATAGCGAGGAAGGACAGAAGTAGAATAATAAACCTCTTCCTATCATGATAGGGTATGGCCAAAGGTAAGAATGACCTAATTTTAAGAGACAGACTGCAATTTACATTCGATGCGAATGGTGCAGTTTCGACATTGTACGGAAGAGTTGATTTATCGGATTATGTTTCAATCCCAAAATCAGAAGGATTGATGATAAAAGAGATCAGATATCAACTTCGTGACCCTAATGCTGTAAACACTGGTGCTTTTAGACAACTATTGACCAATGTAGCAACTCCAACAGGTACTCCGCCTAGTATCAAAATGTATGCAACTACCACTGCATATGAAACTGCACAAGATGTAGGCATTGGTTCTCCTAATGTTATCAACTGCGTAACAATTCGTCAAGAGCAAGATCCAGATGCTTACTTACAAACTTCAATGACCGAATACGGTACACCGGATTTGCATCCTAGAGGTTTTCCTGTTGTAACTGATGTTCTAATTGGTGTTGCTGCTGCTGGCTGTGCTTTGTTAGCCGATGATACAATCGAACTTGACATTATGGTTATTGCTGAACCTGTAAAACTAACTAAAGACGATATGGAAGCAATGCTAACCCAAGCGACCGACCTGTGAGTTGGTCTAAGTGGCTAGAAGTAAAACTGAGGCTGCGGCTTCTAAAACCAAAACTGCTGTCGCCCTAGGCGCGCTTGGTGGTCGTATAGGTGCTGCAGGTGGTCCGGTCGGTGTTAGTATCGGTGCTGGACTAGGTGCCATCACTGGATTGATCATTGGAGATGATACAACTGTTTTCCCTATTGATATGGTTGCTATTCCAGCATTCCAAGCACATATGGTTCAAGGCAACCCATCTTTTCAGATATACATTAAAGCAGGCGAGACATTAGTTCCTACAGGGGGTAATGTGCTAGATATGTCCGAGAACATGGATATTGAGGCTGCTGCTGAACCTGTCAAGCCTAAAAAGAAATTATCTAAGTGGAATAGATATGTCAAGAACAAAAAGAATCAAATTAGATTTAAGTCCGGTAAGAACAAAGGTAAGTTAGATCTAAAGAAAATGGCTAAAGTTGGCGGTTTTGGTAAGAAAGGGGGTAGAAAGTAATGGCTATACATGAAATTAGAGAAAGTATTAGTATAGAAAATATGTCCGCTGATGACGGTGTACTTTTTGTTGAAAGAATTATTAACTTACAACGAAGTTCTAGGCATACAATTAATGCAATTGATGTCTTTTTAGACAATCCTTTTTTTGGTGCAAATCAAGCTGCTCTATGTAACATTGTAATTAGTAGCCAACCTTTGTTATTAACTGGCGAAACTGTTTCAGCCCTAAATGGATGGTTTAATGATGTACCGGCTGCGGGTGTTGATACTATACTTTACAAAGGTAATTTTGAAAGTAGAGGTAATAGATATCAAAGAATAGACGCCGAATTTCCTAACAATTTTTTAGGTGCTAGCCCAACTTTTTCATGGTATACTCCAAGGTTATACATGTATGTAGTATTCATAACAGACGCGAATAGCACTTTGACAATTGAAGATTTCCGATGTAGTGCTTATATTGCTGTTGATAATAAAAAAGCCTCGTATTTGTCCGTTATGCTTGGAACTATCCGAGAGAGATCTATTGCTCAAATAGCAAAAATTTCTTCTTTAGGTCG